GTCAGGTTCCAGGACGCCTCCTGTCCGGTCGTCTCCGGGGTATATTTGAAGATTTTGTTTTTCCATTTCCAGTAGTAGGCGTCAAGTCTTAATTCGTAATCGTAGCCGGCGGTATTGGTGTTGAATGCGGGCTTCTGCAAGTCGCACACCTCGAACAATCCGAAGTTACATTCCACGTATGAGCCAAGTTTGAAATATATGGGATTCTCTAAGGAGAACTTTAACATGATGTAGTCCTCCTTCATCAGAGTGAACTTACGCTTGCAGCCTTCATTGATCAAAGTTGTAAGCTGGATAGCACCGGATATGTCTTTGATGTCGATTTGTTCCATAATTAAGTTTTGTGTGCCTTTACACAATGCTGAACAAAAGTATATATTTTATTTGAAAATCAAATAGAATATCAAGGGGAATTTCTGTTATTGGGATTAGGCTCATTCAGCTTCAGCACGAATTTTCCTATGCCTTGCATGAATTGGCTGAACTGGTTACAGGAAATATAAATAGTCCTGTAAACTATATTGGGCTGATACTTTGTCTTTATTTCAAGTATTCCTTTATCCAACTCATTACAAAAGCTGTCATACCTTGCAAAGAATGTATCTTTATCAGGGGCTGTCAGGTTTATCTGTAATGTAAGATCGCGCTCGTCCTTTTTGGGATCAGCTGTTATCACACGCTTTCCATGCTCCATTCGGCTCTTGTTCTCAATGAACTCCTTATTGGGTGCTGGGGTCATGAGGGCGGACAGTGCAGTGTCATCCATGCTTATTCCCCATGTGGTATAAGCGTCCTTTCCATTAATAAACAGTTCTTCTTGTGGCATATTTATATACTTTTTGTATTTTTCGCTATTTCGTCAAGCTTGTCTCCAAACTTATAAATTAGTTTGGTGTATTTGTTAATACTTTCAAGGTGACCGTTGGATGAAATCATCAGATTTCTTATCTCAGTCAACATTGTATTGTTGTCTTTGGCAAATGAGGATATGGCTTGTGCCACCGCCAGCGTATTCAGCATGGCATTTTTTATTTCTTCTCCTGCAATCTGCAATGCTGTAAACCTACCGTTCAACTCTTCGCCAGTATCTTGACTCATTGCCTGAAAACCTTTGGATGAAGCTGACTGGGATGTTGATTCTTGCGAAATCTTGTCATATCCGGTTGCTGCGGCAAGCTCGTCACGGAGCTTCATGGCTTCGTCCACATAACCCATGTATTCATCCATCAGCTCCTTACGCTCATTATTGTCAAGCGTACCATCATCCTTCATGGCTTCACCGAATTTATCATACCATGTCCTCAGTTTGTCACTAAACTGTTCACCGATGGCATTTGACAGCATCGCCTGCATGAAATATTTGGATATGTCATCAGCAAAATCCTCCGCACTCTTCTCCATATCCATCAGACTGCTTATAAAACTGTCATACATGGAATCGAATGACATTCCGATCAGGCCCTCATAAAGACTGTCGGTCAGTTCTTCCAGTTTTCCTGCCTGCTCTATATAATCATCCAGCTTGTCGGTAACACGCTCACCGTAACCTCCCTTACCGGAAGATTCCATGATATCCCATAACCATACGTCCGACCGTAGAGCCTTCATCTGTTCGGGGGTCAGATTCCACAAGGAATCAGTGCCGGAGAAATCCTGCATACCGGTAGCTTTTCTTGCGTGTTCCAGCATTTCATCCGTCCATTTCAGATAATGCTGCCAACTGCCGTGGCTCTTATGATATCCGGCTTGCTCCTTTGCTATTTGCAGATAGTTTTTATTGACTTCCTCCTGATATTTTACAGCTTCCTTGTAAGATTCAACCGATTTCATTCCCCTGCTTGCCTTCATCTCGTCAGTCAGATCCTCGATGGCCGTTTGCAAAGTTTCATTCCTGTTCGTCAGCCTGTCTATCGTTTCCTGTACTTCCTTGGCGTTTCCACCTATTCCAAACAGGGAGTTGAAGCCTCCGAATGAGATCGCGTTCAGGATGTTTCCTATGCCGTCCCTCAATGACCTGCCGATTGTGACAAACAAATCCCCTGACAAGACATCACCGATAATTCCGCTGACTGCATTCAGGACAGCGTCAAGCAAACCACCCACAAGATTGCTCAATCCGTCTTTGAGTACGTCAATGATGGACAGAATCCATCCGACAATGGGGACCTCCTTAAGAGATTCTGACGTCTTGCCTATCACGTCTTTGAATCCGTTCACGGTTTTGATAATTCCACTGTATGCGTCATATAGTCCGCCCGAAGAAAGTTGTTGCAATCCTCCCAATATATTTTCCATGCTCGCTTTCAGTTTGGTTGCGGTATCGGATACATTTTGTTGGGCTTGATTGGCGATGTCTGTCTGTGTCTTTACGTTGGCGGACGCAATGTCTGCATTCTGCTGCGCTGTTTCAAGAGCGTTTGCAGCGGCTTGTTTCTCGCTTTCTGTTCCGTCCTTTTGTGCCTTGGCGTAGTCCTCTTGCGCCTTTTGAAGTTTCTCTAAGGCGTCCGTTTCGGTTTCTACGGCATAGATGCGGTTTTGCTCAGCTGTCTGATAGGCTTTTACATCCTCTCCAAGTTTCTTGAAGTTGACTCCACTTGTACCACCCAAAGACATTTCCATCTGGCTGATGGCGTCAATCAATGATTTCTGGCTTGCCTGATCGGAGTTCTTGAACTTGTCAGTCCGTACA